CGCATAGGGTTTGCTTTTGGTGAGCTAGATAAACTCCCTAGTTGGTATCAGTATTTGTTGTATGTGGCTGTAACGGCTAGCTTTGGTATCCGTGGTGCAGATAAGATCATGGCGCTGAAGGGGAAGACTAATGCCTGAAGTATCTTTAGAGCCAGATCAGGATTTAATGTCAGGTGATCCAGACCTCATAGGCAATACGTTAAACATCATAAGAGCAGGCGGTGAGTGGGGAGCGCCTAAGCCGTCTGGCGATATATACTCCGCTACTCCAGAAGAAATAGAAAGCGGTGAGTACCAAGACTACGACCTTCAGTTAGAGAACTGGTACAACGAGCTAAATGCTGGGATAGAAGCTGGTGAAGTTACTCTAGACGACTTACGCGACGCCGACAGGCAGCTTTACGCTGTACAGGCGTACAACGCTGGTGACTACACAGCGGAGCAAGCCCAAGAGCTTTGGGACGAGGCGTTCTACAGCCGCCATCCAGAAGGCACTGAGGAGCTTGCAACAGGGCGCACTGTAACAAGTAGCGTGGACGAGAACGGCAACATAGTACGCAGCTATTCTGGGGCTGACGGGTTTGTTAGCGGTACAGAGACGTATGGTCGTGTGGTCTTTGGCGAGAGTGACGTATCTTCTTACGATAACTACCTACAGACATCTGGTGTAGAGTACGAGCATTTTGACAAAGGATTTTTAGGTTCTATTCAAGATGGATTAATGGCAATGGCTAGCAACCCAGCAGGCGCTATAATCCTCTCGGCTATGACAGCAGGCGCATCAACCGCTCTTACCTCTGCCGTTCAAGCTGCAACAGGGCTCAGCACTGCGGCAGCTACAGCAGCGTCTTCAGCCATCATCAACTCAGCTACACAGCTAGCCCTTACTGGTGAAATAGACCCGACCCAAGCAATTGTGGCTGCTGCTGGAAGTTACTTTACTAGCGGAGGAATGGGGGAAGTAGCGGACGCACTAGGAGTTAATACTTCTGGTGGTGCTTTTGAAGCTGTCCAAAATGCTTGGGACAGTGCAGTAGGAGCTATTGATGACGCTGCAAGTTACGTTGCTCAAGGAAACGATGTTATAGCTTCTGCAATTAAAGCAGGAGGAGCTTCGGTAGCAACGCAGCTAATAGCATCTGGAGAAGTAGATCCTATGCAGGTGTTTGTTGCGGCAACTTCGGCAGGAATTTCTGCTAGTATGGCGCAAGAAGCAGTTCAAGAAGGCTTACAAGAAATAGAAGCAACTGGTGAATACCGCGACTACGAAGGTAACACCATTACTCGTGATGAGTGGGTTGAACTAAAGGAACACCAAGAGTTTGTTGATTTTCTAGAAGAGCAAGACCTTATTGACGCTGGTACAGATATATTTGCTGATCTTTCTGTTGGTACGACTACTAATACTACGATAGAGCTTCAGGGCCCGCCTGAAGGAGAATTGACATTTGTAAACGAAGATAGATATAGAGCCGAAGATGGGACATTCTACGACAGAAATCAGGTAGCGTTTGATAGCGAAACAGGCGAATACGTTGCTAGAGGCACAGACACTGTTGTTGAGCTAATAGCTGACGGTTTTTATGATGAAGACGGAAATCTATACGCTTACCAAGAGGAAGGACAGTGGTATCGTGGAGACGGTTCTGTAATTGATGACCCTAAAGTTGTTGAGTCTTTAGTCAATTCGGCAAGAGAGCAGGGTGTTTCTGGAAGTGTAGCCACTATTGATATTAGAGATCAACGGGGTAGCATTATAGATGGGTGGTCACCACCTGCAGACTCTTTTGACGGCGGTCAGTACATTGGAACTATTTATGGGCGAGACGGCCAAAGATATGAGTTAGGAGCCGATGGTATATTAAGACCTACTGGTGAATACGCAGATCCTAGTTACACGGCAGACATATACTACGATCCTCAAACCAATCGTATGTACACGGTTGATAATGACCCGATAACTTTTAATCAGATAAGGGATGAAGTAGCTCAAACTGTAGAGACAGTTACAAGTGAGACAGCTGATACTGAAACCGATTCTGGGGCAATGACAGACATTACAACCACTACAACAGGAGGTGGTGGGGTTACGGAAGAAACAGGAGGGTCTCCGGGATCTGCTGTTGCTGGGTCTCAAGACGCAACTAGTGGGTCTACCGTAGTTACAGAAGAATCAACAACTACTGGGCCATCTGGTGGTATGTTTACTGGGACTGTATCAGCAGGAGGCAGTACCGATACTACATCAGGTACTACAACGGAAACAACAACCCCCTCTACTGAAGTAACGTCTACGTGGAATCCAGATCCGGTTGTTACAGCGCAAGTTGTTAATCAAGCATACGCAGACATACTAAATCGTAGTCCAGAGCAAGAGGGGCTTGATTATTGGACAACTCAATACAACAATAATTTAATAGGTGATGTAGACGGCGACGGCGATAGTGACTATGACGATTTAACAAGCGCAATTAGTTCCGCTGCTCAAGTAGAGCTAGACGCAGTAGCCCAAGCACAGGCAGCAGCAGAAGCACAGGCAGTAGCTGATGCAGCAGCCCAAGCAGCAGCTGAAGCAGCAGCTAATGCAGCAGCTGATGCAGCAGCACAGGCAGAAGCCGATGCAGCAGCACAGGCAGCAGCAGAAGCACAGGCAGAAGCCGATGCAGCAGCCCAAGCAGCAGCCCAAGCAGCAGCTGAAGCAGCAGCCCAAGCAGCAGCTGAAGCAGCAGCCCAAGCAGCAGCTGAAGCAGCAGCCAATCAAGCTAATTCAACTACAGGTACTACAGGTACTACAGGCACTACAGGTACTACAGGTACTACAGGTACTACAGGTACTACAGGTACTACAGGTACTACAGGTACTACAGGTACTACAGGTACTACAGGTACTACAGGCACTACAGGTACTACAGGTACTACAGGTACTACAGGCACTACAGGTACTACAGGTACTACAGGTACTACAGGTACTACAGGTACTACAGGTACTACAGGTACTACAGGTACTACAGGTACTACAGGTACTACAGGTACTACAGGCGGTAACGGTATGTTTACTGGTGGTACAAATACTGGCAGCACTTCCACAACGGACGGTACTGTTTCTGGATCTGGCGGTGCTGGAGGAGACATAGGAACTGGCGGCGGTGATTCTGGGTCTGCTGGAGGATCTACAGACGGCTTAGGTGCTGGAGGTTCTGGCGATGGGGCTGGTGCTGGTGCTGGAGGTGGGGAAGGAACAGGGGGAGGAACTGGTGGAGGCTCAGGAACAGGCACTGGTGGAGGCACTGGGGAAGGTTCTGGAGGGCAAGATGGTCAAGACGGTAGAGATGGCCTAGACGGTAAAGACGGTTTGCCCGGAAGATCAGCACCTATGCAGTTTGATAAGTTTATGTCAGGCATTAACTACCAAGTACCCATGCTATCTCAAATAGTTCAAAACCCTAACGTAGACTACACAGCAGAACTGAACAGAATCATTAACCAAAACAGCGGAATGTTTTCATAATGACTTACTTAGAAATAGTTAACGGAGTCTTACGTAGACTTCGGGAAGACGAAGTAACTACGGTAACAGAGACCACCTACAGTACAATGATAGGTGACTTTGTTAACGATGCTAAGAAGATTGTAGAAGCTGCTTGGGACTGGTCAGGGCTTAGGTCAACCATCGTTGTTCCTACAGTAGCAGATACGTCTACGTACACCCTTAGCAACACCACAACCAAAGATAAGACATTTAATGTAATTAACGATACATCCAACGTATTCATGCAGTATCGACCACAAGAGTGGTTTGACAACGTTTACTACAACAACGAGCCTGCCTCTGGTTCACCTGAGTACTACACGTTCAGCACTAACGATGCCTCTGGTAACACTCAAGTGCAAGTGTACCCTAAGCCTGACGGTGTGTACTCCTTACGTTTTAACGTAGCTGTACGTAACGATGACTTGAGTGCTGACAGCGACACCTTGGCTATACCAGAGGCTCCTGTGTTACACCTCACGGTTGCTTTGTCTGTACGTGAGCGGGGTGAGACAGGTGGTACATCGACTGCTGAGTACTTTACTATCGCTAACAGGTATCTATCAGATGCTATTGCTTTTGATGCAGCAAAGCACCCTGAAGATACTATTTGGTACACTCCGTAAGGGACACCTATGGCGCAACAGCTACAGACAATAAACCTCGTTGCTCCTGCGTTCAAGGGGATCAACACTGAGGACTCACCGTTAGCACAAGATCCTTCGTTTGCTGAGATTGCAGATAACGCTGTAATTGACAAACGTGGTCGTATTGCTGCTCGTGAAGGCTTGTCGTTGTTCACTACAGACGCTACTGAGTTAGGCTCTGATCGTATACACAGGGTACACGAGTTCTACGACAGTGCGGGTAACGAGGTAATCTTTAGTGTAGGTAACAACAAGATACTCTCAGGCACTGGTACACTTGTGGATGAGACTCCAGCGTCTTACACAATTACTGCTAACAACTGGAAGATGGTTAACTTTAACGATTACTGTTATTTCTTTCAGAGGGGCTACGAGCCTTTAGTGTACAGTAATAGTCTCGGTGCAGTGACTAAAATGTCTGCTGTATCTGGGGCTTCTGTTACATCTGCACAGTACTGTCACGAGGCTATAGCAGCTTTTGGTAGACTCTGGGTGGTAGGGACAACTACAGACAACAACACTATTTATTGGTCTGATTTGCTCATAGGTCACGACTTTAGTGGCGGCTCTAGTGGATCTATAGACGTATCTAAGGCGTGGCCTGATGGATACGATGAGATACGTGGTATAGCTGCACACAACAACTTGTTAATTATCTTTGGTAACCACAGTATCATCGTGTACCAAAACGCAGACTCCCCCGCTAATATGTCCATTATAGACACTGTAGCTGGCATAGGGGCCGTCTGTCGTAACTCTATACAACACATAGGCACTGACGTACTGTTCATGTCGCCTTCTGGCTTACGTAGCTTTGGCAGGACTATCCAAGAAAAGTCTATGCCTATAACAGACTTGAGCAGAAACATTAAGACTGAGCTTGTAGACACCATTGCTGCGCGTAGCGAGCCTACTAACGCCGTGTTTAGCCCAGAGAACTACTTTTACTTAATAGCGTTCCCTAGTGAAGAACTAGTGTACTGCTTTGACTTACGAGCTAAGTTAGACAACGGTGCTTATCGTGTAACTCGATGGCCCTCTAGTACCTTCAAGGCTTTTCATAAGAAGCGTGACGGTACACTCTTGATCGGCACTAGCGAAGGCATAGGCGAGTACACAGGGTACACTGACAACAACGAATCTTATCGCTTTAGGTACTACAGTCCCGGTTTAACCTTTGGTGACTCCTCTAAGACAAAGATACTAAAGAAGATGAGACCGACCATTGTTGGTGGATCTAGTTTAGTTTTGTCTATGTACTGGGGATACGACTTAAGTGATGAGTACAGTAGTCGGTCTGTGACTCTAGGATCAGATGAAACCTTTGAGTTTAACACATCTGATGCAGAGT